GATGTGCTTGATTTCTCTGATGAAGGAACTACCATCTTCAGGGAAAAGCCTCTTGCAGAGAAAACGCTTGAACGTATCTATGCTGGACTTATCAAGTTTGTAGCCGGAGGAAAGGATGCTTTCCTTTCCCGTTACAATACGGTTCGCCCTCAAGACACATGCAAATCAGTTGATGAACCATGCGGAGTGTTGACTACTGAAAACCGCTTTGCAAAGGTACAGGTAAGTTTCCTCTCCAAACAGTTCAGCGGACATCCCGAAAGCAAGAATGTGTCTGTAGAAGAACCGGCAGGTGCAATCACCTGCAAAGACCACCATGTTTTTGTTTCTGCTTATATGGAAATGGACATAATCATTCGGTAGACCTTCCAGCTCCAACGGTCACAACGAAGGACAGGATGGCTTTAATTGAAAGCCGATTTATGTGTTCTTATAACTTTAAGGATACAGGAAAGGATATTAATCAGCCTTGTCCTACACTTCTGACTAAAGACAGACTTTCCCTTGTATCTCCATTTTTTATGAACAATATTCTGGAGGTGGTCAGGTGTCTGATATAAACTCGCCATGCCCCGCTGTTACCACAACACCGAAACAAAACTTGGTAACATGCCAGCCGTGGATAATGAATACTGCATTCTCAAATGTAGGTAGCAGTATAGAGGAACCCTCCCAGACCATTACCGCAAACAGGAAATGGCACTATCTGATGAATCCACAGTTCAACAGTGCTGGCGGCTCTGTTGATAGCCCCTGCTTCACATTAATAGCCCGCATGGATAAGATGCCGCCCTATCTGGTAGCAACAGAAAGCGGTCAGGTAGCGATTGAAATCTACGACAATGATAGTCCTATGACCGTGAAGATAAAGGAGTTCATGGCACTGTATGGCATAGTGGATATTAAAATGCGGATGCTTCGCATTCCGGAACTCAAAAAGATTATGGGATTCCCTGAAGATTATGTTTTAATAGGCACACAAGCTGACCAAAAGAAATTTATCGGGAATGCGGTGGAGGTTACACAAGCGAGAAAAAATACTGAAGCACTTTGCAAAGTATTGAGAAAGTTGAGATTGAAGAAATCAAAAGAAATAGCTTAATGGAAAATGGAAAACTTATATTAGATGCCTGTTGCGGCAGTAGGATGTTTTGGTTTGACAAACATAATCCTCTTGCCTTATTCGTTGATAAGAGATCGGAAATAGTAACTGCCAAGGACAGAGATAAAATCAGAACTATAGAAGTAAAACCTGATATAATAGCCGATTTTACCAACTTGCCGTTTGAGGATAGCTCTTTCTACATGGTCGTGTTTGACCCGCCACATTTGAAAACACTTGGCAAAACATCATGGATGGCAAAGAAATATGGTAGGCTTCCGGATAATTGGCAAGAAATGATAAAAAGCGGTTTTGATGAATGTATGCGCGTCTTGAAGCCTTACGGCACTCTTGTATTCAAATGGAATGAGAGTGAGATAAAAGCTGCGGAAGTTTTGTCTGTTATCCCGTTCAAACCTCTTTTCGGACATACTACCGGAAGACAGAGTAAGACAATATGGATGTGCTTTATGAAACTGCCAATTAACTAATAACGCAGAAAGAAATGAATAAGAAAGTAATTCCAAGATACTATAAATGCTCTCTTGATGGTAAACATTGGTGGAGAACTTATGCGGCATCTGCTGGACAAGCAAAGCAAGCCTATATACGTATGTTGGATGGTGTGCAGATGATTGCTATTTATCTATCTTGTGCCGTGTTGATAGCCCAAAAACGACACAGGCAGTTTAAGGATAATGCTAAGTACAGAAATATCCCTTTTGCTTATGTAGGGATGAATGTTAAAATACGTGGTGATAAGGGGATAATAGTTGGTCATAACAGTAGTGCTAATCTTGATATATATTTCTTGGAGGGTGATAATAAAGGGAAAAAGCTGAATTGTCATCCAAATTGGAAGATACAATACTTCAGTAAGAAATGGAAATTAATCAAAGAGTTTAATTAATAACGAGAAAGAAATGAAGAAGATTAAAGATTTAACAATCAAGGTAACTTATAGAGTTGGACTTAGTGATGTTGAAGTCCCTGACAAAGTTTATGATGAATTAGCTAAAGCTTATGATGAAGGTGGGGATGTACCTGAATGGGATGATGAGCTTGAAAATGCAAATGAATGGTTATTAGATAATATCCGACAAGAGGATGCAATGGATTGGGAGTTTGAGATTGACGATTTTCAAGATGAATAATTCAAAATGGAACAGAAATGAACGATGCACCAGTGTGAATATTGTTGTTGGTATAATGGTAGATGTGGGAATTGTGATTGTCCTACAGCTATGAAAAGACAAGCGTGTGAAAAAGCTAAAAACGCCAAAGAATACAATGAAAAACCTAAAATAAAATAGTTATGACCGAAGAACTTGTAACATTAGAAACAGCGAAGTTGCTGAAAGAGAAAGGGTTTAATGAACCATGTATGATTGCTATGAATATTGAAGATGGTAGACAATATGGTACTAATAGAACAAATAGCGAGTTACCAATAAAAGTATGTTCCCATCCTACTCAATCCGTTGCACAAAAGTGGCTACGTGAAACCAAGAACCTGCATATCGAAATATCCTATATGTATGAAAACTATTGGACGTATGATATACTGACAATTCCGAGACATGACTTGATAGGATTGTCTGACAGGCCTATTATCCGTTATAATACCTACGAGGAAGCACTTGAAGCAGGATTACAGGAAGCATTAATGTTGATATGAAAATGAGTCCTGTTATATCTTGATAAGTTGAAAAATAACGAGGATATTTCTTGTTTGGTTAAATAACTGTAATTAAAGAGGGGGAAGGCGTTCATATTGTCTTTTTCCTCTTTAATTTTGTCGTGAATTAAAATATTAATCGCAATGCGATAGCCAATGACAATCTAGGGTTTGTCAAAGGGTTTGTCGGCGTTTTTTTTGACATACGTGATAATTGCTTGTAAATCAGTTATAAAAAGTGATTGTACTTGTAGCCCTTCTAAGGCGTGGGTCTTGCGTTCGAATCGCAACGGAATCACTTACAAAACACAACTGATAACACAATATAAATTGTTGATTTTCAGTTGTGTTTTTGCTTTTTATAAGCAAGATGTCTTTCATATACGCTTTTAAAAAAAAGTGACAGAAAACCCACTGGTGAGCTATAAGGTTTGTCGCTAGGGTTTGTCGCTGGAATTTTAAAAGTATCAAATTATGGCTACCTTAAACTTAAAAATCCTCCCGAACAGACGTAAATTGTCGGGTAAACTTGGAATTTATGTATCTTTAACTTTTAAGAAGGAAGTTCGGTATATCTCTACCGAATTCGAGGTTGATGATGAATACCAGTTTGAAAACGGAAAGGTGTGTTACCGCAAGGATGCGGCAATCATGAACAAAAGAATACAGTATGTGCTGGGTATATACCGGGAACGGATGGAAGGTCTCAATCTGAATAGGTTTTCCAACTGTGCACAGTTGAAAGAAGTGTTGATGAAGGATGGGGAGGAAGCTGAGGTGATAACGGTGCGGCAGCTCTTTGAAAGAAGAATAGAGCGTCTTGAAAAAGAAAAGAGAATCTCATACGCGGAAATGAACCGCTATACCTGCAAGGTTATCGTGTCTCTCATTGGTGATATACCTATAGATTACCTGACAAAACGTGATATCCGGGAAACGCTCTTCAAGGGGATGCAGCGCAGAGGATATGCGAAGGGGAATATACAGATGCGCATGACCCATTTCAAGGCTGCTATCAATGAAGCTATAGACGAAGGGTTGGTGAAGTATGACGAACACCCGTTCAAGGGATTTACCATGCCGCAATCTGAACCCAAGCTGATGGACATAACCGTCACGCAGTTCCAGCGTATTCGGGACATGGTAACATCTGACAGCAAACTCATACTGGCGCGTGACCTATTCCTCCTGTCGTTCTACTTGGGTGGGATCAACCTTGCAGACCTTGTTGAGACGGATTTGTCAAGCAAGACAATGACATACGTCCGAAAAAAAGAGTGCAGAACACAAGACGGGAGAAAGAACTACATCTTTGACCATACCCGATGAGGCGAAAACAATCATCAATAAATACATTCTGGGAAACAGGTTGAACTTATCGTTTTGTAACGGGTACAAGAATCTGCAACGTTATGTCAACAAATGTTTCGCAGCCTTGGCACAACATATAGGCATTCAAACTTCATTCTCTTACTATGCCGGCAGAAAAACATTCGCACAGTTCTGCTTTATGATAGGAATAAGGACAGAGGTGGTGGAGTATTGTATAGGGCAGTCTGTGAAAAAGAACAGACCTATTTACAATTATGTGCGAGTGATGCAGAAACAGGCTGATGCAGCAGTGCGGAAAGTAATACAATATACTGTAGATCCGGAAAGCTTTGAAACTGAGAACATCCCTTAGAGGATGCCGTCCCACTACTTTGCACACAAACGCAATCATGGAGTGTAAAAACAAGTGTATCAAAATTCAGTTTTTGAAAATATGAACTTATAATCTGAAATTTGAGCATCTTAAAAGGGTAGTGTAAAATAAACTGTGTCACGCATTATTTATCTCTAGAAAACTCATCGGTCGGGGAACGGCCCGCGCCAAGGGGCGGGACCACCCGTCCCGACGAGCGTAAAATTACAATAATTTAAACCGGTTTCCAAACTTTATAGCCAGTTGTTGCGAGATGGTAGCCCAATTGGCCAGTGGCATGGTCCATTTCTTACGTATATTGCGGTATGCAAGATAAACAAGTTTCTCAAGGGCTGTATCCGATGGGAACACGCCCTTGTTTTTTTGTTACCTTGCGGATCTGACGGTGATACCCCTCAACGGTATTTGTGGTATAGATAAGCTTACGGATGACCGGAGTATACTGGAAGTATTCGGACAGCTTATCCCAGTTGTCCTGCCAGGATCTGATAACGACAGGATACTGTTCACCCCATTTTTCATCCAGCTTGAGGAGCTCATTTTCTGCGGATTCCTTATTGACTGCCTGATAGACACATTTCAAATCCCTTAAGAACTCCTTCTGATTCTTGGATCCTACATACTTGATGGAGTTACGTATCTGATGTACTACACAAAGCTGTACGGCTGTATTAGGATAAACGCTTTGAATGGCTTCAGGAAACCCCTTCAGACCGTCTATACAGGCAATGAGAATATCCTCAACTCCACGGTTCTGAAGGTCTGTCAACACGCTGAGCCAGAAGTTTGCTCCCTCATTCCTTGATATATACATTCCAAGTAACTCCTTGTGTCCCTCCCTGTCAATGCTCAGTACATTATAGATTGCACGGGTTACCGCGCAGCCACGTTCATCCGTTACTTTGTAATGAATGGCATCCATCCAGACTATAGGATAAACAGAATCAAGCATCCGTGATTTCCATGCTTTTATCTCCGGAAGTACACGGTCTGTGATGGAACTGATTGTGTCGGCCGAAACACGATTCCCAAGATTTTCTTCCATCCAGTCACTGATTTCCCTTGTGCTGTTTCCCATTGCATACAAGCCAATTATACGGTCAGCAACACCTTCTGCCAGAATAGTCTCACGCTTCTTGATAAACTGGGGATCAAAACTCGAATTACGGTCACGGGGAGTGGAAACGGTTACTTCGCCCAAGGGAGTCTGAACCTGCTTTTGCATCTTTCCGTTACGACGGTTACCCATCTGGCGTTCTTCTTCTGTCAAATGTGCATCCATCTCTCCTTCCAGGGCTGCATTCAATATACTTTCCAATAGTGGGGCAAAGGCGCCGTCCTTACCCAACAAAGGCTTGCCGGCTTTCAGCTGTTCAATGGCCTTGTTCTTGATACTCTCGAAATCAAATTCTTCTTTCATAAAAAAAACTGTGTTAGCAAAGTTAATACTTTATTCCTTGCTGACACAGTTTAATTTACATCCTCTCTTAAAAGACTAAAAAAGGGTCATATCATTACTCAATACAGAGCTTGATATGACCCTTTTAAGTGTTATAATTACTATCTATAACTTTGGGAAACTGTCATTTTTTTGTTTTGACACATTCATCTCCTATAGTGTTTTTTTAGTTGTTTTCTTCTGAGAAATTCTCTTTTGAGAACTCAATAAAATTTATAGTAGGAAGTATTGCTGGTTCCAATCCTGAGTTCAGACATATGAAAGAAACATAACTTCTCAAATAAGGATATGCAATAGCTGGTGCGTTTATTTTGGTAAAATGTGATGTTAGAAAATCCATGTTGATATCCTCAGATGTTTTAAATATAGCTGCGTACTCAATCTTCAATTTAAATGCTGCAGTATTATAAACATCCATTTTAAAATAAATGACAAATCGTTGTGGTTCTCCTTCAATTGTTCGTATCTCATATCTGAGATTGAATTTTCTAAGAGTCTTCTTGCTTGAGTTAGTTACTCTGCGAAGGTCCAACTTGTCTGCAATTGTTTTTTCTAATGTAATTTTCCATTGTCAAGCTGCAATACAATATATATTTTCGTTTCTAGTGAAATTAGATGAATCATTCTTTAGGTATTCTCCAACTTCTTTGCTTGTAAATTCCTTTACTTTCTTCGGACTAGTACTAGTTACATTATTTAATTCTATTCCAAAATTTCTACAATCATTTAATATTGATTCAGGAGTTGCTTCATGGATAAATTCTTCCATAAGCTCTATTACTGATTTTTTCATATCTGTCATGAGATAACTCCCTCCCTGAGTACTTTTATATTATTATCAATTAAATTTTCCTTATAAACGGACATTATAGTACAATTCGGTATAAATGATTCTATATTTTGGCGTCTATTTTTACCGAATTTGATGTATACATTATGTATAACAATGTCTATGTCAAATTTGTTTTTCATATATTCCCAAATTCTATAATCATTCATTTTGTATCCCTTACTAGAACACATTTTTTCAAGAATTTTCCTAACCTCGTTTACTTTTATTAAATTTTCTTCCGACCTCAAGTCAAGAATCCTTTCTTCGTTACTATGTACAAAAGCTTCAATAACTGCATATTCTTTGTATTTGAATGTTTTGTTGGTCTTATCATACGCTTGATCTTTTGCCCATTGTTCAGCCAGAAAGTCTATGCTGTTTTCATTTATTCCTTGAATGAAAAATATACACCTTCCCCACACCAATGGTGAAGCCCTTTGCTGGAATAAAAACCATTCTTTTTAATACTTGGGACATTATCTTTATTTGTTCCATGGTTACCTATAATAAGCATATCACCTGCACATACATTTCTTTCGTACTTTCTTTTGAATCACAATGTGATTTGCAAAGAAAACGTTTTTTATTGATTATACATAGAAAAAAATTAAATAATTGCTCAATTTAGTCTTTATTTAAATTTTATTAGTTGTTATAGCTTGGTGTTTTCTTGATTTATACAGTAATACCATAGGGAAACTGGATTAAAAAATTATATTGTTTTATTAGGAATTTTAAACATAAACGGTTGCTGTCATCACTGGTAGCAACCGTTTCAAATAATTAGAATAACAACTTAAAAATAGCGTCTATTATAATCTCTCTATCCTTATTTTCTTTTTATTCTGATGGCAATGACCTTTGCTGTTTTATTCTTGCAGTACTGGCAGCAGAATCGCTGTGCGCATGTTTCGCAATTGCGGCACATATCCAGTAGATATTGTTTTTCTTGTTTGAGTACATCAACCTTGTATTGCAGGTCGGAAATGACATTTTTTATAGTTTCTTCCATAATAAAAATGGTATTAGAATGAGATTTATATTTTGTAGAAGAAACAATGTCAGATTCGTTATTGTTTAACCGTAATTGACATTTCTCTTTTCTTCAATTTGTTTTTCAAGGAATTTAACTTTCTCTTTTAATAGTGATATAGTATCGTGCTGGTCGTCTATTACCTTTTTATACCAAGCTTCATCAAAATCATTTGCTTTAATAGAATCGCTAGTCTTGTTTAACATCATGGAACCTGTACCACGAAGCAGCCATTCAGCACTTATCTCAGGAAAAGCGTTGAGTATGGCTTCTATTATTTCTAAACTAAGTTTGCGCTTGTTGGCAGTATAGTTGTTGAGCGTAACTTGATTCACGCCAATCTTCATTGCGAAATCTCTTTCTGATTTGGCATTTTCAGAAATCAACATTTTAATTCTTTCAATTGTTTTCATGTTAATTCATTTGTTGTTATATTCGCACTATAATTATTAACCCTTAAACTTGTATCGTTATGAATGATTTATTTTATTACATGGATGATTTTATTTATTATTACGCATGGCTTTCAATTGTTGTAGGTATTCTGTTATCCTGTCAAAAGCATCTATAATGCTTTTTGTTTTTCCAAAAAAGGAACATTTGGAAAGAAGCCTAAACAATTACCATCCAATAAAGTCGATATTGAAAAGTTTGATTTTCTATATTTCCTTCATCTTACAACACAAAATAAAGAAGAAATAGAGCAATTAAAACAACGGATAGATATTGTTAGAGTCAACTCTATTACATTTCTTCGGAATCCAGCCAAAAGACTGATTCA